TGCAGAGCCTGTAAATGATGTTGAACCACTTACGTTTAGAGTTCCTTCAAAGAATGAGTTAGAGCCTGAATCAATTAAGAAACCAGTCTTTCTTGCAGTTGCACTTGTACCTGTTCCTACTACTAAGATGTTTTCACCTGTTCCGTTTCTTCTACCATCATCAGCATTAAAACGTCCAAAGTATGCACCACCACTTGCAGTAATAGCGTTATTGTTAGAACCAGTTAGTATTAAACCAGCACCACCTATTAGATTACTACGGAAATCAGTATAAAGGCCTCTACCTTCTACATTTGTGAATATCGTATTAGTTATACCAAATATCCCATTTGCAGCCATTGCAGGACTTCCTGTTCCTCCAAAACTACCAGTTATAGTATAGGTATTACCACCACCTTGTATTTGATTATTAGCAAATGTTAAACTACCACTACCTAACGACCCACTAAACATACGATTAGTTACCGTCATTGCAGTAGGTGATATATTACCAGTAGCAGAAATTGCAGAGCCAGATGCTATAAAAGTCATCGCGCCATAGCTAGTACTAACACTACCAGCTGTTCTATGTAAAGCTAATCCAGCTGCACCAGCGTTGGTATAAGATATAGCACCAATTGCTATGTTATTAAATGCGTTAACGTTCAGAGATGAAGATATATTAGTAACCGTAATACTACCACCTGTCACTATGTTACTAAGGATAGTTTGTGTTAGTGAAGTTCCTAAAGCAAGAGGTGAGGTATTTGTAACAGTACCACCCTGTATTAAATTAGAATTTACATTAACAGTACCACTACCACTTCTACCCGTAGCTATTTCAGCAAGGGATGCAGAGGAGGCGTTAATTGTAATAACAGCATTATTAACGGTATTAGCTAATATATTTACTGAGCCGGTATGTGATAATGCATTTATAGTAACAGTTGCATTAGTACCACCAATTTTATTATGTGAGTAAGTATGAGTCCCAACTGAATTTACTGCCTGATTGATTAAAAAATCCGTATCTCCATTGAATATATTATTATTCATTGTAGGTCTATTACCACTCACACTTATTGCCGAAGCAGTTATTTGTGAGTTTATACCATTAGTACTATTTAAGTAAAGGTTATTACCTCCACCTATATATCTTTTATATCCAGCTGTTGCAGTAAAAGGGTTACTAAAGATATTACCACTACCTGATATTATTGTATCGCCTGTGAAACTGGTGTTTTTGAATATTAAGTTGGTACTACCATTTACTACTGATGAACTTAAATGTGATAATGCTGCGTATGTTGGTGAGTTAACTGAATTACCCAATACCAAACTACCACTCCTACCTAATAAATAAACTTCACCTGTGTTAGTTCCTGCTATATCACCTATTGTTTCAACTCCTTTAAAGTTATTCGAACCTGTTGTTGCAAATGATGCAGTAGTTATTTCAGTTGGTTGATTAGTTGAACCACCAACCCACATATATCCTGTATCTAAACCTGGTAATTGTGCAGGACCTGGATTTAATACCAATCCTTTACCACCACTACCACCTTTAGTTATTACTCCTAATAATTGAGTAATTGAATTACTACCTGATGGTAAGTTAAGTGACCATCCACCACCTTCTGCTACATATATTGTTTGTCCTGCAACATAGCCAGTTAAATCAACTCCTTCTATATGACCTAATATGATTGCTTCAGTAGTATTATTTATTGCTATTGTTGAAGCTGCTACATATGTTACTGGCATCTTATTAGGGTCTGCCGCATCTGCTTTATATACTATTGGGTTAGCACCTTGTGAACCACTAATGTATAATGGGTCACCTTTTGTTATATTTTCACCTGTACGTACTGTATCATATATTGTAGTTCCTGCACTACCCGTATCAACACTAACACTAAATGTACTAGCATCACCCTTTGTAAAGGTAATCGTTGAACCAGCTGCCGATGCAGTTACTAATGAAGATGCAGTTACAGATGAACTAACAAAACCTAATGCGGTTATTTGTGCAGATGAACTTACTGTTCCTGTTGGTATAGCACCACTACCACTAACATCAGGTATCACTACACCGAATGTAGATGAATCACCTTTTGTAAATGTTAAAGTGTTTCCTGCAAAAGATGCAGTAGTTAAACCTAAACTTGCTGAAGTAAATAAAGATGATGTAGCTGAATTTATATTAGTGATAGATGTGTTTACACTAGCACTATTTGCTTCCAAAGAAGTTACTCTTTGGTCATTCGATTGCGTATATGCGTTGAATGAAGAAGTTGTTACAAAACTACCTGTATTGATTGTACTTCCACTAACATCAGGTATTACTACACCAAATGTAGATGCATCTCCTTTGGTGAATGTTAATGTGTTACCACTAAAAGATGCAGTTACTAATGAACTTGCAGTAATAGCAGATGTTACATACGATGATGTAGCTGCATTTAAAGCGTTTATAGATGTTTGAGCACTTTGTGTAAATGTATTTATATTGTTTACAGATGTGAACAAACTTGCTGTTGCAGAGTTTACATTTGTAATTGATATGTTTACACTTGCACTATTTGTATTAAGTGCATCTATACTAATTTGTTGTGATGCAGAACTTGCATTTAATTGAGTTATAGATGCATCCGTAGATGCAGTATAAGCATTAAATGAAGATGTAGTTACAAAATTACCTGCACTACCACTTGTATCAGGAATGTTTACATTGAACGTAGAAGCATCTCCTTTAGTAAACGTTAAGTTACGAGTACCATTATCAAATGATGCGGTTAATAGTAAACTACCTGTATTGGTAGCACTACCTGTTATGTTGTTTATTCTACTATTGAATGATGCACTATCTGCTGTATATGATATCTCATCTACTAACGAGTCAATCATATCCGAATTAAACGTCCTTAAATTAGTTGGAGTAATTAATCCAGCATTGTTGTTAGGAAATTGGGTATTATTTTCAACCTGTAAGGCTTGTTTAGTTAATTCTGCCATATTATGTTTTTATTTTATTCTAATATTATATCAAATCCATTAGAGTAACCATCACTAAACGCACCACCTTTGGTTCTTGTTGCTGATTGTATTACTCCTATACCTTGCTCCATTAAAGCACCATTACAGCACTTAACATCATAAGTATTTTCATTCAAACACAAACAAGCTCTTTGTGAGTTTTTAGGAGATGATAATCCCCTAGTCGGTCCTATATAATAGCCCGAATTGTTTTCTCTGTTTACGGAGTATCTTAATGCTCCATTTCTGCTGTTACTCCACGGCATAGTATAGTGTTTATGTATTTAACAATGTTAGTGATAAAAATGGTAGACCTATTTAACACCACCAATAGATTTCATTGCTTCCTTATGTATTAGGGATTCTAATTGATTCCTATCAGCTTTATAAGCAAGATATAATAAACATTTCTCTAATGGCTCTTTTACAACATCATCTATTTCTTTAAGTTTGCCATCGGCCAACTCAACGATTGTTGCATAAGCTCTCCACTTCTTGCTAAAATTGACCTCATGTTGGCTGGAAGCTCCTCCTCCTTCAAAGACTTCAGGATACCTTTCAGCAAGTCCATTTGCAAACGAACAAAAAAAAACAGGCAGCCCCAATGAACTTCCATATTTACATCTAACCATTTGGTTTCATCTATGTTACCATCGTAGGTTTCGATATCGTATCGTTCCCTTTGCTTCTTTGTTACGGGTCTATATAAGATACTCATTACTTTAGACCAGTTCTTATCTACTGCTATTGTATCCCACTTTGTTATATCTGCATAAGCACCATAACTCATTTTAGATAGGTTAGGTTCGAATCCATATTCTATATCTCCTATTGTTACGAATGGTTGTAGTTCAATACTTTCAGGTGATATAAATTCGTTTAACTTACTTCTTACCTTATTATATGATTCAGCTGATAACTTCTTTACATACTCTGCATCTAATCCGCATAGGTGATACAACGTTAAAGCAGTTTGTGCTTCTTCATCATCTCTATATGCTTCCAAATCAGCTTGTAGTGCAAGGTATTGTTTAAGAGTTACATCTTTCCAACTTGTGGGTATCTCTAACGTTAATGTCTTTCTCATGCGGTGTATCTATTTAATATTTGTTTAAATTGTTTTACTTTAGCCATTTCGTTTTTCAACATTGCATCCATAGCAATTATTTTGGCTCTTAAATCATCGTTCTCTTTTCGTATCGATTGTACGAATAGTAGTAACTCTTTTATTTCATCTTCATTCCATGTCTGCATATTATCTTATTGATATTTGATATCTTCCAGCGTTTATCTTCTTTGCATTTAATCTTTCCATACACACATAACGAATCGCATCTATTGCGTGGTTAGAGTAATCAACAGGTATGTTTTCAAAGTTTCCATTCTTGTCAACCATCCAAACATATTCTCCAAACTCCTTCACTATATTCTTGCTTCTCTTTGTCACCACTAAGCGATATTGCATCATAAGGTCAATACCTAGCTTAATCGAATCCTTTCCCTTACGCACCCCTTTAACGTTGAATCCGAGCCTATATAGCTCCTCGTTTAATCTAGGTTCTGCACTATCCGCCCATATCTCTTCCCTTCCTACTTCTAAATCTGCTAATCGTTGTGATATATCTGATGTAACCATTCCTTTCTCATATATGAGTTCATCTATGAATAGGTCTCTATCCCTTTTCCATATGGCTACTAATGATGTAGGGTCTACTGTGAATCCATAATCTAGTCCGAATGCTACGAACTCTGCATTCTCTGGCACTTCTTCTATTAGATTAATACTAAAGATTGTACCTACGTTATTGCCTGGTAATCCTAATCCATATATCTTATAGTATTCAGGGTTGATTTCTTTTAATCGCTCAATCTCTTCTACTAACTGCTTCTCTAAAAAAGGATTATCTCTAAACGTACTGATATGTAAATCAGCTTCGGGGTGTGTTTGTATTTCAGTAAAGATATAGTTGTTTGTTCCGAATGATGGGTTATATGCTATGATACTCTTCTTACGTGTTCTTATAAATAACTGAAACCAATCCTCTCTACTTAATTCATTTGCTTCATCTACGAATAGGTAATCTCTTGCACTACCCTTTCTCTTTTCAGAACTATCGATTGACATAAACTCTACCATACTACCATTATCAAATGTGTACATATGTTCAGTAGCAGACCATCGGTTCTCATCCCATATCTCTAAGCCTTTTAGAATACCAACCCAATCTCTCATAATACTAACACGCATTGATGGAAATGATTTACGGACAATAGAGAACACCATATTAGGTTCACTTAATGCCTTTACCAATATCCATTGCAATGCTGAATAACTTTTTCCACTACGCGTCCCTCCTTGGAGAACACATATACGCTTACTACCATCAATATCTTTATACGTTTTTGATGTGTTGATGTTGAGTTCCATCTTGTATGTTTACTGATATTTGTTGAATGCGTTGATGTATCTCTCCGCTTAGTTCTATTGATGCTTTCTTTGGTACGATGTATTCTATTAGCTTCAGATATATCTTCGCTGCTTCCAACGGGTCTTCTTTCCTAATCTTTTCTAAATCTTCTCTTAATGCATCTAAACCACTATTAGCTAATCTTGCAACAGCAAGTTTAGCTTGTTCGGTTGACCTATTGAGTTGTCCTGCTGGTCTTCCTTTTCCTAATTTGTTTCCTTTAACGAATGGCATATCTAAATGTTTACCTATGTTATTTTAACAACCTGCAATCCGTTTGTAGTTAAACCTCTTCAAATTGAAACTCCCATATCTTAATCACATCATCATCATATACTATAAACAACCATGCCATTAGTAAATGATTATTGAATTCAAACTCGATACGTTTTCCTCTTACTTCACTATATGGTATTTCTATTGGTATCATTTGAGGGTGTATTGAATTCATTTCTAATCATCTTCTGGTAAGTTCCAACCACCTGCTTCGAAATCTTCCCATGTCATTGGATGATTATTGGTTTCAGATGGCCTTCCTACCGGTAATTTATTTTCTTCAGTAGATTTAGGTTTTGTCATACCTAATGTTTCCCTAGTCAGACTTCTCCAAAGTGGTTCATCGTTTCTTATTCTTTCAAACTCACTTTTAAAGAATGCTTGCCATTCAGTTCTATCTTTTACATTTCTTTGTAACCAACTACTCTTTCTATTCCACTCTCTTCTCCTATCATCAAAAACTTTTCGTTCCAAGTCGGGTTTTCTACCCATTTTTTCAGCATATGCATCAGTTGCTCCATTACCAAGTTCGATGTTTCTTTCTATTCTATGTTGTTTGTTAACACATGGAGAGCATGTCCATCTTGGTTTCATTGTATGGAATGTTACACCACATCTATTACATACTCTACTCTCTCCCTCTTTTCTATTGAATTTCTTTTTGTTAAACATTGAATGGATTATCTATAACTTTTTTTAAATGTTGTCTTATCTTTTTGATGTGTATAAAGCAAGTCGATTTTGAAATCCCTATCTTATCTGCTAATTCTTGTAGAGTATCTTCTGAAGCCCAATACATTTCATATATCATAGCAGGTGCAAAGTGTTTTGTTTTCTTTAATCTCTTTATCTCACTTTGTACTTCTTCATGTGCCTTCATTATAGCCATATCTCTATCAACATCATAAACTTCATCAGGCTCATTTGTTTGGAACTCACCCACATATGTAATTCTATTCAGCTTCTTTGTTTTGTTTATCCATCTATGTTTCAAAAACGACATACAATACATAAGATTGTAAGAGTTTAAATAAAATATCTTTGGGTTTTGCTTTTTAATCAGATACTCATACAATTCCATTGTCAAATCTTCGCTCTCTTCTCTATTCTTACATATGTTATAACTTACTTGCAATAACCATGTATGAGATTCTCTATAAAGAGTATCGAGTCTCTTCTCACATTCTTCGGCTATACTACTCGTTATATCATTTATCATTTATGATTGGGATTCTATTTGTGTAATAAAATTACGAATTGTATCAGCTGCTCTCTTCCAATGTGCTGCTGCACTTCCACAACTGCATGGTTGAGGTTCGTTGGTTTTTAATATCATATTATGATTACCCCATACCCAACCCATTCTATCGTTTGGTATATGATTTACTATATCTTTCATAATAGATTTCAACTCATTATACTCCCCTTCAGTATACGGAAGATATTTAGTTATAAAATCTGGCATCGTTGTTGTTGCTGTTTCCATTACTTTATGGTTTTCAATTTTGGTAATTTCATTTCTTCTTTCTTCGGAAGTATCGGTTGATTAGTTGGAATAGGATTATCCAATGCTAAAAAAGGTTTGATGTTATTGAAGTGTGGATGACGTGGTGAGAAACTAAACCCGACTGATGCGAGGATTAGGACCAAATCATTTACTGATGTAATCTTTGTGAAGTCAATAAGATATACTGCGTTCTCATCTAATTGCTGTGTTGGTTTACCATTGAAATCATCTAATCCACCTTTTTGTACTTTAAATTGTGTGCTCATTTTGTATTTGTTTAATTTTAAAAATATTTGTAATATAATCCCTTATCGTTTTGTTTTACTGTATTGAATTCTTCTAAATCTGATGTTTGTGATGGTTTACCTATAATATCTAAATTCATCATTGCCCAATTTGGTTTATTGCTTTTATAATAAATCCAATCATCTCCATACCATATTTTCATATCGTTTGGTATTATCTGATATGAATTCTTATGAATAAACCAAATGCATCCAAAGCCTGGTCTTCTATTTTCATTTAATTGGAAAACTTTTAATTCCATTCCTCTGTTACCTCTACGATAATCCGCTCTACTTCTATCACAACCTGCTTCATCTTCCCATACACCATTACCATGATACTCATTTAATCCAATCATTCCTTTATCTTCTGTAATATGTGGTAGGATATTTTTAAATAAGTTTAAATCAAAATCAACATCATCATTCATAAAACATAATTTATCAGATTTTGCCAATTCATATCCTTTATTCCAAGCAGGATTTACATAAGTGTTTTGATATTCCTTTATATGATTTAATTTATCTATATCTAAATGTGGTGGATTGATTGTGTTATCAATTAAAATGATTTCTTCAATGCTTTCCAAAGCAGAGATGTTCATCAATCTTTCTTTAAATCCTGCACTCTTCCATAGAGTTGGAACTATGATGCTTATCTTATCCATATTACAGTTTTATTAGTTCAATGATAATATCATCATATCTTCCTTTATCTTCTCTTAAATCAAAGATATGGTATGATGCTTTTGATTTATCTATGTTTTCTATTATTGCATTTAAGTTATTCGTATTTTGAATATCTTCAATAATAAGTTTACCACCTGATTTGATTTTGTCTATCCAATGTTTTACACTAAAGATTTGTGATTCTAAACTATGTGGTCCATCTTCAATGATATAATCAAAGATATCATCTGACCATTCGTTTAAAGTATCCTCACAATATCCATCACGCTTTTGTATGATTATGTTAGGTTCATTTGAAAACATATCAATACACTCATCTTCAATATCTATACCGATTATTTTTGCATTTGTAAACCAACCATTCCATAACTTAATACTTGCACCACCTGCTAAACCTAATTCTAATATTGATAATTCAATATCTTTTTTTGGTGTAAACTCATTACTATAATATCCATTGATATAATTGTGAGTAGTTCCTTTATCTGATTTTGATTCTAATGAATCGTAGTATTCACTTAATGTCATTTGTTTTATAATTTTATTCCGTTTGTACATCCAAACAGGTTATCTAAATATTCTTTTCTGCGGGTGCAGCCACAATCTGGATTCTTAAAGAATGTCCAAGCTACCCATCCTGCTAATTGAGTTCCGTGACCTAGTGTTAATACTGATATTAATCCTTCTAACCACGTTCCAAATCTCCATATACATTTCATATTATTTCCCTTTAAGTGATTTCTTAATTAGATTTGCAACCCATGTCGACATTATAAATCCATTTCCTTTACAATATTCTTTTAATTGTTTATGTACTTCTACATCTAACTGCAGCATTGCGTACTTCTTTTCTTCTTTCATAACTTTTATTTTATTTTAACGTTTAGCGATTTACCTAACTCTTTGTATAACTGAATGAATGTAGTTTCTATGAAACCTAACTGAACTCTATCAATTCCTTCCAATTCTAATATTACATTTGCTTTATGATTATCATATCCATACACATCATATGATTTATGTAAAGCTGGGATATTACCTAAATCTCTTCTGTATTGTTTTTTATGTTCACCTAAACGAACTTTAAAAGGAGTTTGAGTCATTCCAATATACACAAACCCATCAGGGTTAGTAATAGAATATATCTTACCTGGCTTGTCAGCTTTTCTATGTCTTGCTACATTACGAAGGTGTTGCTTGTGATTATTCTTTTGCCATAAGACGTGATGCTCTGGCTTATCAGTTCTGAAATCGAGATTGGTTTTAGAATTGCATCTTTTACATTGATACTGCAATCCATCTTTGTTTGCTCTAGATTTAGAGAATTGTGTGGTTTCTTTTACATTACCACATCGATTACATTGTTTTGTCATTGTGCCAAATGATTTAATTGTTTATAAAGATAATAAATTTATTTTAGATTACCAAATAATTTATATCAATAAATATATAAATAAAAACTGTTAAAGCTGTTTTAGATAAATTATTTTTTATAAACCAAAGTATTTGTACCAAGCTGATTTATCTTTTGCTAATTCATTACCAAATATAGCATCTTTAGATAGCTTATGATTCTCATCAACTATAATTCCTTCTATGTGAGGTATCTCAGCAGATTTAATTTCTGATTCTAATATCTCTAATTCTGTCTTTTGTTTACTTTGAAAAAATTCCATTGTTAAATTCGTTTAATTTGTTTTTATAATTCTTTTGTGCTGATGTATCATTGGGTAGATATAATTCTAATACATTATCAAATCCACCATAGTCCTCATCTATTTCTCTCATTACTGATTGTAACTTAAATCTATTATCTACTGCTATAAATTTATTAACTACTCTATCTAACATTGGTTTAGTTATTTCATAGTCACTTTCATCAATCATATAATCAATTTCAGTATTTTCAATTTGAGGTAATTCAGGAGCATTTAATACAGCAAGTAGTCTATCTTTATCTATTAACTCTCTACTCTCTACTTTAATCTCTCTACTCTCTACTCTGGTATTAGACCCTATTGTCTTACTATTGGGTAACTTTAGGGTTGGTATAGGGTCACCATTAGTATCCCTATTCTTACCCCATCGTTTATCCGAACCTTTTGTTCCACTACTTACTGATTTTGTATATGCTACATCTCTTTCATCCAATTGTTCAATAATGGTTTTGTGTGTAAGATAGCTATCATCGGTAATAATAAAACACATCTTAATTACATCTTCAACTAACTCTACTGAATCACCACAACTATATGCAATGACATCAATATCATAATCTAACAACCCAGCGCTTTCATAAATCATTTCGCATAATTGCCAGAATATACCAATAGGTGCTGATGATTTGTATTTCATCTTTAATTTAATTAGTTTCTTATCTTCCCTACTACGGAAATCATGCTTAAACCAATTCTCCTTTTCTAAAAACTTATATTGTTTTTTCATATTAAATAAAAACCCCTCCGAATCAGGCAGTGAGATTACCTAATTCTTTGGGGTTTGTTTTGGAATTTCTTCCGTTATCTTTACACAACATCTCACATTGTGTCCTTTTTTGATTTGTTATTACAAATATACCACAAATATTTTACATTTCCAAATATAGTAATATAATTTCTTTACAATAATATATATCATAATAAAAACTCAAACAACAATTTTGTTACAACTTTTTTTGATACGATTGTTATAATATGGTAATAGATTAATATTCACACTGCGGCACAATTTATATATATATTCGCAGTTCTATTACCTACAATATATTAAACCCCATAGCGACGTGCCAGTTCTATGGGGTTTTTATTACCATTCATCATCTATATTTACCGCTTATCACATTTATCATAACTCATTGATTTCCAATGTTTTGTAACGTGTTGATACTCAATGCCTTATAAAAATCTAAAAAATACTTTATAAAACATTAGGAAATGTGTAAAATATTTCGTATATTTACATATATCAATTTAACAATCAACATCCGGAATGGGATACAATCCAAACACAATCAGTTATGAGTAATCAAAATAATAATTACCTAAATCAGTATTTAGTAAATCAATTAACGGAAGTAACTATGGAAATCCATAAGTTATCTACACAATCTCCAGCCAATGAATTAGAGGTATGGAAAACCAATGGATATTACAATGGATTAGTATTCCGTAGAGATTGGTTACAAATCCAAATAGATGAATCAATTAAATAATTAAACCCTAAAACAAATAAGTTATGAGCGCACAATTAAGTATCAGAAAAGAACAATTGCAATTATGGTTGCATTCCGAAAGATTATCAGTCGATAATCAAATAAGAGAAGTAGTAAGTAGTTCAAAAGGTACACAGGAAATTCTATTTCAAGTATCAGTATTAGAGTATCGTAAAACTTTTATTCTATCTCAAATAAAAAAGTTAAGTAAACAATTAAAATAATTTTTGTTGATTGATAAAAGAAACCCCACTTCCTTAATTGGTTGTGGGGTTCTTTGTTTATTCTCTTTACTTTACTTACTATCTATTAAATCAATGATTTGTAATTGTAAATCCGCAATTGAAAATGAAAGTTTTTTTATTAACTCTTTCAACTCTTCGATATCTCTTTGAGCATGTTCCATCTTTAGTTCTAAATCAAATATTCTTTGTTCCATATTATTATTCTTTATCAGGTATACAATTAGGTACTTCTCTACCTCCATCATCCTTCATTCCGTATTGAGTATATCCTGCCCAACAAGGGTCTTCACCCTCTTCAGCCATTAGGTTGATACCCATAAATTTAGTATTATAGGCTACACTAGCCATTACTTTAGATGCAGTATCTTTCATTTTACTCATCTTATCTTTATCATAATACGAAATACAAATGGCTGTAGCTTGTTCTACTTCTTTACCTGATTGTACCTCAATTGGTATGCAATAGTTTAAATATGCATCTCTGCTTTCTCCTGCTTTTGGTGGGTCTAATGGCATTAGTTATTTACTTTAAATGTTTTATTATTAAATCTTACTTTGTATACGGTATTGAAGTCCAATGTTCTCCAATCACCATCTATTCCAACAACGGGTACATTAAACATATCCATCATTGCTTTACTATCAGAACCTCCGGCAATACCATCACCAATAGGTCCATCTATCCAATACATATCGTAATATCTTTTTCTACCTGTTTCAGTTATCCAACCTACTCTAACAGGGTTAGATGCAGTTGCCTGATTCTTTAGTATATCTTCAAATTCAGAGAAACTAATTTCTGCTGAAATAAAGTTTTGTAATTTGCTATGTACGGAATTACTTGTCATCCTTTTTCTTTTTAGCTATCTGACCAGGGTATGTCGATGTGATTGATGGTTGTGCTTCTAAATCAATTTCTTTTAATTTATTTATTGCCCATTCTATACCTGATGTTCCACCCCAACAATCCCACATCAATCCACCACATCCAATTGAGTAGGGCACATCTTTGTGCTGCTGATGTCTTTTGAATGAAGCCATCCTTGCTATCGTATCTCTACTTATCGGTTCTCTATTGGCAAGTTGGTTAGCTCTTTGCTTACCTGTTGCTTCTCCGCAGGGTCCTCATCCATTTTTATCTGCCCAATCTAATGCTTTTTTTGCATTGTTGGTAGCTGATTGTGGATAATCTGTATAAGATTCCAATTCTACCCCATTCTTTTCTAATATAAGCGACTTAATTTGTGAAAGTAATACTTCCACCTCATCTTCGCTTAAATTGTCTATATGCTTATCTAAACTTAATTTAAGGTTACTCTTTCTATGTTCGAATAAACCCTCTATTGAGAATCCTCTGAATGTACCATCTTTAACTTTTTCCCAAATACCCTTATCTTCTACTTTATATACTCCGAACCACGTGCCCCGAGGCAGTGTAAACCCGAAAATATTACTTTTATCTTTTGCAGATTGTTCTATAATCCAGCTCTCTGTTAAATAAACTCCTGCTGTTTTATTACCATGCTCTAATGTTACTTCATCACCATATTTGTTTTTCATAAACTTTCTGGCAACCATTTCGATTGTTTCAGGTGTAAAAAATACTGAATATCTTTTACCTTCACCATCTATACGAAGTATCTTTTTATTCGGAACTAATATAGGACCGGCAACTAATTGCTTCTCATCAGATACTGATTGAAATGCTACTTCTTTGTTTAACCAAACGAAATCTCTTTCAATGGCTGGAGATTCTACTAATGAATTAGCAAATACACCATCCTCATCATCTTGTAATATCAGTTCGTATAATTCTTCTATATTATCTATCATATCTATTTAACATTTAAAAAATATTTTATCCACCACTAAATGTAGCTGCAACGTTAGTTCTTCTATCAAGCGCTTGTTGTGATGATATATCTTGTCCAACTACATATGCTCTTGTTGGCTTTTGTTGAGACATTGCTATTGTTTGTGCAATTTGTGATGATGGATTATTTCCACCCTGTGTTTGTACTTGCGGTGCTGCCATTCCTCCAACTTTTGGTAAAGAAGGTGCTGCTCCTCCAACTGAACCTCCACCACCACCGCCGGTTACACCAGCTTGCGATGCTGCTTGATTCACTTGTTGTATTGATTTAACTGCTCCTGCAATTACGGATGCAATACTTAAACCTGCTGATATAGTATTAATTGCTACCCACGGCATACCGAATGTTAATGGAGATACTGCAAGTGCTTTTGCGTTTGCAATACCTGTACTTGCTATGATTTGTCCAATTGCTGCTGCCTGTGATATTACAATACCAGCGATTGCTAGGGCTTTATTCTTACCTGCTACTTGTCCTAATACGTTTCCGAATTGTTCAAACAATCCCAAGTAAGCCATATTGATTTCATGCTTAGCTTGTGCTGCTGCTTTTTCAGTAGCAATCTCTTGGTTTGTTATAGCGATTCTTGCATCTGAATATTTCTTTCTGATTTCCGTTTTTTGGAATTCGGTAAGTTCAGTATTAGCTAATTCAGTTCTTTCTTGCTCTGCAAGTATATCTCTTTGTTGTGCTAATCTTTCTAAATCTGCTGCAAAATCACCATCTATTCTTGCGTTCTCTCTATCTAAATCTTCGAATTTAGATTGAAGGTTTGTAAGGATTATACCTCTCTCTTCTTCTAATTTCTTTTTAAGATTCTCTGCATCTTTCTTATCTTTCTCTTCTTGCTTCTTAGCTTCCTCATCATCAAACTTCTTCTTTATATCTGCAAGTGCAATACGATACTGCTCTTCAATAGCAGTCATATCAGTTCTACCTGCTTCAGCAAGTACTTTCCTTTGTTCAGCTAATTTTATTCCTGCTTCAAATTCTAATCTCTCTCTTTCTGTAAGTGTAGCTTTGAATGCTTCTAATTCAACTGCATTTGCCGCTTCAGCTTTCTTTAAGTTTTCTTGTCTTATTCTTTCAGCTTCTGCTTCTGCTTTCTCTCTAGCTGCTTTGGCTTTGGCTGCTGCATCTGCTGCATTCTTAGCTCTCTCATCAGCGTTCTCTTTTTCAATTTTAGTTTGTTCCTTTGTACCTGTTTCAAATCGTTTGTATGTTTCATCAAACGTTTTACCAACACTTGTGAATGCATCTTTGATACTTGCTGCACCTTCTTTAAGTGCATCGAAATCTAAAGTGAATACACCTTTTAATATCTTACCTACTGATACACCTACGTTCTTTACTAATGTAAATAAAGAGTATAAGCCTGAATAGAACATACCAATACCTTTAGTGATATATGGTAATGCCGATGTAGCCATTTCAATAAAGGCATCTAATACGGGCTCAAATGCTCTGAATATACCACCCAATATCTTTTCCATCCCAATAAAAAGTGGTTCTAATTTCTTCATTGCAACCTCACTTTTAGTGAATGCTGCTACTAAACCACCTATTGCTGTAACTAATATACCAATTATGGACATCTTTAGTGCACCATTGAAAGATGAGAATGCCCTTTCAGCTCCTCTTAATCCCTTACCTAACATTCCCAATGGGCCTGATGCATTCTCTAACATACCAGCAAAATCATCTGAAGTTGCTGAAGCATCTTTAATCGCATCATCCATATCTCTAATGGCTGCGGATATCTTATTGAACTCAGCAGAACCTGCGGCAGTTTCCTTTAATTGCTTCTTTAATAATTTTAAATTAGCAATGGTAGGCTCTAAATTAGAGTTTACTTCTAAATCAACTTCTATTTTTTCTGCCATGAATCATTCTTTTAATTAGTTTAAAGACATCCTTCCAAGTTGATGGTATCTCATACAATCCCTTTGCAATGTCTATGCGCTTAGTTTCGCCATAGTATTCTCCCATTGAAAGTAAATCTATTGTGTTCTTTATCATATAGACTTAACATTTGTTTTTATTAAAATAAGTGAAGGTAATCAGAATGATTTCCCCAATACGGGTGTTCGGTATATAAATTGTCCTTACGATATATAGAATTGTGCGAAGTAAAGTGAACTCCGTGATTGATATGAATAGATTGATTAGGTGCTTCCCATTGTGTTCTTCTCATAGTTTGTGTTTCAATCATACCACTATTTGTTCTTAACGCATTTGGTAAAATAGATTCACAATGTTTTATAGCATCATCAAACCTCATTGTCATTTGATGGAATGGTTCATCTGATTGTCCTCTATGTTGCCAACCATCTTTATTGATTCCGCCATAGTTCATATTTGTTAATACCTTTCCACTTTCAAAATCATTAAAATCAAAGTATCCTTCCGGATACATTACATCATGTTCTAAAAATGAAACATACTCATAATCATGCATTTCTTTTGCTGAATACAAACATTGCATTATTTGCAACAATTGATTCAAATGTGATTGAGATTGATACCAACTACTTATCTGATGAAATGGATTATCAGGCATTGGATTCCACATACAACTAACAATATCTGCTTTACCATCTGCTGCTGTTTTAATAGTATCTAATGATTTATAAATAGCAGGCCATATAGACATGTTATTATTATTTGAATAAAATATTCCAAGCTTATTATGTTTCGTTCTTGGTAGAGTTAAAAGAGTTCCTTCCCTAACACTTTCAGAAAATAGGTTACCACCTAATTCTCCTTCGATTTCCAGATACTTAACTACTCCAGGCATCGTATCACCTATCAAGTCATTTGAGCTCCTTAGAATCAGTCTATCACCGCTTACTTTTGATTGTATTATATTAGTGCAATCTACACCTCCGTATGTGGCTTTAGTTATGAACATATAATATTTTATTTATTTTTTTAATTGTACTTTCTTTTTTACAATTTGTATTCATATATTCACCACAAAAAACACCATCGGCATCTAATCTAGTTTTATCTAGTCTAAATTGTTTTGCTAGTTCTGTTTTCATAATCATATTACCAATATCAATGTTATGTGATGAATGATGTGTATTAAAAAACTGATATCCATATCCGTTGTGAATCATATCACAATATACAAATTTAGTATCATCTTCAATAATATTAAATATTTCATTAACAAATGTTGGAATATAATAATTATCATCTCCTGTCATCACAATCCACTCTTCACTTGCATTTTCTAATCCATAATTTCTAGGTGTATGGCCAACATCATTATGCGGCCCGTTGATGCATGTAAATTTTATTCTATGTTCATCTTTTAATAAATCAATTAGTTTATCAAATAGAATTGTTGAATTATTATCTATAATAACGTGTGCTTTCCAATTCTTATTTGTTTGAGATATTAGTGAATATAATATAGACCCTAAATTATCAGCTCTATTATAAGTTGGTATTATAAACTCTATCATAATAATACTGATTTAGCAGCTGTTTTTTCAATCCATTCCCAATACTTCTTACTTGCTGTATTATCGTTTATAGTTAATTCAACATTGTAAGGTAATGAGTTCATATATTGAGCTTTATAAAATAAGTTTTGACCAGATGATGTTACACCTGCGTTATGCATTATATTTAATCTATGAAAATCATCTTCAGTAGATGTTCCCCAACTAAATTCAAATTCAGGCAAACAATTTGTTTTCCATCCTCTTCTCCATGCTCCCCATAATACTGCCCACATATCAGAACACCATATTTGTAATTCGTGATATGATGGGTCTGTTGATTTTATTTGATTATTTAAATCAGTTACTTGTCTGAATAATTGTTCACAATCTCTTTCAACACTATCCCAATATTCGTAATCAACATTCTTCATTAAATACTGCGCACCAATTGCGTTCATTTCGTTGTCACTAATCAACTCTTCTTCCAATTCCATAATCTCACACATCTTATCAATTATCTGCTGACCTTTACCAAGTATGTAAGAATGAGCTATATACCAACGGGTATCTGAACCATACCATTCTTCATCAATAATAATTTCATCACTAATCCATTCAGAAATAGGTTTAGAAAATATGATATCTGAATCGTGATAGAAGATTGCTTCATCCTTTAAAGTAGGATAAGCTGCCCAATGTTGTTTTAGAATATTAGGTCTGATTGATGAAATGTAATGACGGGTTTCTCTCGTATCATCATAAAAAAAGAATCGAGCGGGATAGCCAGATGCTAACTTACTCCATTCTTCAGGCACAACGCCATTTTGTTTCCAACATACAATATCTACATTGTTAGGGTTAACACCCATCTCAATGAAATTGTTTAACATTACTTCTACTTGCCAAGCGTAATAAAGTGTTGCGGGTTGAGCGCAAACAAATCGTAAATTCTTTAATCTTATCATAACTTTTTATTTTTATATTGCACATGTTGCAGAACAATTAGTTCCTGATGTTGCTGAACCATCTAAATTAATAGTATAAGAAGTTCCAGCATTATATCCATCAATTCTATATACATATCCATCTCCATTATTATAATAATGTGAAGTTGTTAGTGTTCCACCTGTTGTATTATTTCTTGCAACCAATGAATAAGCTGGATTAGTACAATCTGGACAATCAAATCTAGTTACATCATAATAATTGTATGTTGGTCCTGCTGTTGTTGTAGTCGTAGTTGTAGGTCCTGCTGTTGTTGTAGTCGTATCAACACATTGACCAACTTGACTATTAATAGCTAAACTTCCTTCTAAAACAGTTGGTGAATAACCATCGCATAAACATGCATTTCCTGATTCACCATCACTTAATACTCTAGTTTGATTATTACCACTACAATCTGTCCATTGTACTATTGCACCTGATGAACCTGCTGTAAAGTTCCAATTAAAACAACCAGCTCCTGCACCAATTGATTGACAATAAGTTAAAGTGGTAGTTGTTGTAGTTCCTGCAATAGTAGTCGTTGTAGTAGTTGGTGCTATGGTAGTAGTTGTAGTCGTAGATGTAGTCGTTGTAGTCGTTGTAGTAGTAGGACTTACAGACGATGATACACTATTTGTACAATTTGAATTTATGTTAGTCAATTTTACACATTGTGCAGTATCAGGTATAGTAATAGTAGCTTGAGAACCAACCACTTCTAATGATACTGTTGCAGGTGTTGCAGGTAAATATGTTACGCAATCGGTTGAATACGAAACATTGTAATTTGGTCCCGAACCTGCCTCAGCAGTACTCAAAGTTACTATATAATAAACATCAGCCATATACTATTTAACAATTGTTTTTTAATTAGTTAGTTACTAGTCCGTACAATCCACACAATCAGTATAAATGTTAGTTACACTACGAGTTCCAAGTAGTGGTGTTGCTGTTGAAGTACTAAATACTTGGAAGCAAGAATATACACTTGCAACAGGTGTATTAACTCTAATTATTTTAGAAGTTAATAAAGGTGCGTTTGTAATTTCAATTACACCAACTATATCACCCGGTCCTGCACAACTTTCAACATAATACTTTTGCGATGCTAAAGTAGTAGTAGTTGTAGTAGT